GGTCTGGATGCGTGCTCGTGAAGTAGGACCGATGCTACGAGTTGGCAACATCCTAAACACCGCTTCCGGAGAAGACATCGTGTTCCCGACTCTTACGGCGTACAGCCAGGCTGCTCTTGTAGCTGCTGGTGGTACTATCGCTGAGTCTGAGCCAACCTTCAGCTCTGTAACTATCGGAGCTTACAAGTACTCATTCCTCGTGCCGGTTGCAGAGGAACTACTAGTAGACTCGGGCGTAAGCCTAGAGGCTGAGTTGGCTAAGGCTGGTGGTAACTCCATCGGTTTCGCCGTGAACACCGCTTTGACCACCGGAACCGGCTCGTCCCAGCCAAACGGCGTAGTTACTGCTGCTTCTTCGGCTGTAACTGGCACCGCTGCTGCTGGTGCTCCAACTGGTGACGATATCATCAACCTCTATTACAGCCTGGACGCTAGCGTCAGAGCCGCCACCAATTTCGCATTTATGGCGAACGCAACCACCATCTCGAGCATCAGAAAGCTAAAGGACTCGACCGGACAGTACTTGTTCCAGCCGGCTCTTTCTGCGGGTACTCCTGACACCCTAATTGGCCGCCCACTAGTTGAGAACCCAGCAATGGCTTCTGGCACTGGTGCTAAGTCAATTCTTGCCGGTGACTGGGACGCTTACCGTGTTCGTGTTGCTGGTGGCCTACAGGTCGCTCAGTCAGCTGACTACCAGTTCAACCTAGGCGTGGTTAACTACCGCTTCCAGATTCGTGTTGACGGTGACTTGCTAGACACCAACGCAATCAAGTTCTACAAGGGCGCAACCGCTTAGTAGATACCTACGCAACAGAGAACCCTCGGCAGAAATGTCGGGGGTTTTCTGCTATTGTGAAGAATGAAGAAAGGCAAGAAATGGGAAACCCTAAAAAGCAAGAGCAAATCAACGGCGCTGTGAGCTGGTTCAGTAACGGTATCAACCAGCCAACGGGCTATGGACAGCAGTCATGGGAAGTCGTTACTCGCATGAAGCGTCATGGCATAGATGTAGCCTCAATCGCCAACTACGGACGAGAGGGTGTCAACGGCTTTGTAGACACCCCATTCGGCAAGATTCCAGAATACGCAAGAGGGACCGATGTCTACTCAAACGATTCTGCCCCTGTGTGCCACGCACACCACATCAGCAAAGACATCAGCAAGCCCTCGATGTTTATGACTCTGTTTGACACTTGGGTTTTGACTAACCCTGAGTTTGACAAGATTCCTAAAATCGCAAGCTGGACTCCGCTGGACCATGTATCCATGCCACCTGCTGTCAAGAAGTGGCTAGACAAGCCGAATGTGCTACCAATCGCAATGGCACCCTTTGGTGTCGAGCAGATGGCAGAAGTGGGGATTGAGTCCACCTACATCCCACACGCCATTGACACCCACATCTTCAAGCCGACAGAGACCATTGAGGGACAGCTAACTCGCCGTTTCCTAAATGTCAAAGATGATGATTTTCTAATTGTGGTCAACAGCGCCAACAAGGCAAACAAATCCATCCACCGGAAAAGTTTTGCGGAATTGTTCATGGCCTTCAGCGTATTCCGCAAGAAGGTTCCTAACGCTTATCTGTACATCCACACCGAGCCAACAGGCATCTATGGCGGTTTCCACCTGCCACGCCTAGCAGCCGCCTGTGGTCTGCCTATGGACGCTGTGCTATTCCCAAATCCGATTGACTACCGTTTCAGCTTCGAGCGTGAGCACCTAGCAGCAATCTACAGCGCTGCCGATGTAGTGGCTCAATTGTCCTATGGTGGCGGATTCGAGCTGCCAATCATGGAGGCCCAGGCGTGCGGCAAGCGGGTCATCTCAATCAACTGGACAGCACCGAAAGACCTAGTAGCTGAGGATGGCTACCTAGTCAACGGTCAGCTGTTCTGGGACGAGGCGCAACTTGCTTGGTTCAAGATTCCTCACATTGGCTCTGTAACTCAGGCACTAGAGAACGCCTACGAGGACACCAAGGCTAACGGGTCACACAGTGAGGTTAGCCGCAAGTTTGCCAAGCAGTTTGACGCTGAGACTGTTTGGTTGGAGAAGTGGCTACCATTCCTCAAGGAACACCTAAAGTGATACCAGTCCTAGGGTTCGCAACGCTGACTCGCTTCGACTTAGCGCAACGGCTGATTGACTCTATTGACCACCCTGTCGAACATATGGTCATTGTTGACAACTCAGGCAAGATGGAATTTGAACCCAAACCAAATCCCTTTGTTGTGAACACTTGGGTTATTCGAGTCCCTAGCGGTCTTGGTGCTAATGGCGCATGGAACTTAATTATCAAGTCAACCCCGCATGCCCCCTATTGGGTTATCCCAAACGATGATGCCTACTTTGAGGCTGGAGCTTTGGCAACCATCGAGGCAGAGGTTGACATAACTAAATTCAATTTCCTGAACATTACGCCTAAGTGGTCCTGTGTAATCCCGACTGAAGGTAGCGTTACAAAGGCTGGGCTGTGGGATGAGGTCTTTCACCCCATTTATTTCGATGACGATGAGTATGAGTGGCGGATGGAAAAGCTCGGGGTTGAGTTCCATATCATCAACGCAAGGGTGCACCATGACAACAGCTCAACCTTACACAGCGGTTTTACCGAGGCTAACCATCGCACCTATAACCGTAACTCGGCTGTATTCAGAAACAAGGTAGCAGCAGAGGACACAGGCATTAGAGGCTGGTCACTCAAGGTGAGAAGGGAAAACAGGTGGGACTAAGGGTTGTCACAGCAGGAACATTTGACTTGATTCATTCAGGGCATGTCAACTTTCTGCGAGAGTGTGCTCAGTTTGGCGAGGTAATTGTTGTGCTAAACAGAGACGAGTTCATTGAGCGTTACAAGGGCAAGCCACCTGTGATGACTTATGAGGAACGGTATCAAGTCCTGAGTGAGCTTAGGTCTGTCACAGAGGTATTTCCTAACTGGGCAAACGAGAACTGCGCCACAGTAGTTGATGACCTATGCCCTGATGTTCTAGCCATCGGCTCTGACTGGGCACGCAAGGATTACTATAAGCAAATGGGTTTTGACCAAGACTGGCTCGATGCTCGCAACATCAAGCTACTCTACATTCCCTATGCTGAGGGCATCAGCACCACAGACATCAAGCGTAGGTTACAGGGGTAGAATAGAGACATGGCAATCACTAACGGATACGCAACTCTAGCTCAGGTTAAGGCTGCACTCAGGGTCACCGACAACCTCGATGACAGCCTGCTAGAGATGGCGATTGAGTCTGCCTCTCGAGCCATTGACCAGTACACAAACCGCATGTTCTACAACGCAGGAACTGCTGTCCGCTACTACGCCCCAAGCGATGACTTCAATGTTGACACTGATGACCTAATCAGCCTCACAACCCTTCAGACCATGAGTGGCGATGACCAAGTCTATGACACCACTTGGGACACCACTGACTACCAGCTGGAGCCTCTGAACGGCTTTGCTGATGGTATCACCCAGCCTTACAACCACATCCGAGCAGTTGGCGATTACACCTTCCTAACCCTTGGCGGTGAGGCAACCATCAAGGTCACTGGTGTTTGGGGTTGGAACACTGTCCCAATTCAGGTCACTCAGGCAACTGTTATTCAGGCATCTCGTATTTACAAGCGCCTTGACTCGCCTCTAGGAATCATCTCAGGCGAGCTTGGCTCAATGCGTGTCGGCTCTCGTATTGACCCAGATGTCGCACAACTTGTTGACTCGCTGCGGAGAATCAGGTTCGCATAGTGGCAAGCATCGCAGAACTACGCCAAGGCATCGCCACCAATCTTGCTACCATCGCAGGGCTAAGAGTCTCTGAGTTCATTCCTGACAACCCAAATCCGCCTGTTGCCATTGTTCAGTTTGACCGAGCACAGTACCACCTTGACATGGGCAACGGAATGACTGAGTACACCTTTGTTGTGCAGCTCATCGTTGGACGAGTAGACGAGCGGACCGCTCAAAGAAATCTTGATTCTTACTGTTCAAGCACAGGCAGTGCATCTGTCTTGCTTGCTGTAGAATCTAATAGGTCGCTGTCGGGTAAGGCCTTTGACACGATAGTGACCGAAATGTCTAGCTATGGCCCTGTCCTAGTAAATGACACAACCTATCTCGGTGCTGAGTTCCAAATCCGAGTGCTTGCAAGCTAACTAAGGAGAAACAAAATGGCAAAGTTGGTGCTCACCAACGCAGTAGTCAGAATCAACGGTGTTGACTACTCTTCAAATGTAAACCAGATTGAAATCGCAGTGACTAGCGATGAAGTCGATACGACCAGCTTTTCAGCTACGGGCTGGAGGACAGTGACCGGTGGGTTAAAGTCGGGTTCGGTAACCGTCAGCCTTCATAACGATTTCGCTGCTGCTGCGATTGACTCGGCTCTATGGCCGCTGCTCAACACCTTGGCAACCGTTGTGGTTCTACCAAACGGCACCGCTGCTTCGGCTGGGAACCCCTCATATACCTTCACCGCCCTGGTAAACAACCTTACCCCAATCTCGGGGTCTGTAGGTGACCTGGCTGTGCAGAATTTGACGTGGCCTGTGTCCG